TTTAAACTTGACAATTTTAACGTGTTCTAGAGATTCTATCATTATTTTAGTCCTATCTTATAAAGTTTATAATTAAATTTCTCTTCGTTATATACTGAAACTCTTTCCATAAAATGTTTAAGAGTATAGTTACTAGATTTACCTGTTCTCAAATCATCTGCAATATCATATAGTGTCGCAGTATCTTTTCCTGAACTAGTTCTTAACACGCGTCCTATTGATTGAAGATTGCGAATTCTAGACTTTGAAGGTGAAGCAAAAATAACATTGTGTAGATTACGAATATTAATACCTGTAGAAAACGTTCCATAAGAAGCTATTATGATCGCGTCTTCTTCTTTTTCTACCACACTTCGAATCATCTCTCTTTCTTCGACGGGAGTATCACCGCACACAAAGAATACTTTTCTATCGCCAATATTAGAGGAATTCTTGATTAGATCATACAGTATTTTACCGTGTTTGTCAACATATTGATATAGCACTAGAGTATTCGTTTTCATACTCAATGCTAAGTTTTTAATAAACTTATTTCTTGCAACGTTCGATACTAGAAAGTCTATTTCAGACTGATAATCTGTATTTTTAAGTTGAGTGCATATATCTTTAGGATAGTTCAATACAAGACATTTGATTGCAAGTTTAGCTAATTGATTTTTGTCAATTAATTCTTTGGTGCTTATAACCTTATGAGCAGCACCAAACAGACCTTCTAATACTAGTTTATGAGTTTTAGTGCCATCTAAAGTTCCTGTCAATCCAATACGGTATTTTGCATTAACTAAGTTAGTCATTATCTTAGTCAATGATTGTGCTTGAAATTTATGTGCTTCGTCACCAATAACAAAATCATATCCTTCAAAATACTCTTTCGGTAATTTATATACCGATTGCCAAGTGGTAATAATCAATTGTTTATTGGATGATTTATCTTTTCCTACATATACTCTATGCACATTGTCTTCTACACTCCAACCATTTTCGGTTGAATAATCTGCGAAATCTGAATAGAGTTGCTCTACTAGTGATGTGGTAGGAACTATTATAATTCCTTTATTACATTTATACTCAAGTAATTGGCGTATAATTAAGTATATGATTAATGATTTTCCTGATGCAGTAGGAGATAATATCAAAGCGCGCCTATGCCTCATTGCATGAATAAATGCATTTGATTGGTGAGAATGCACTTTAATCGATTCATTTCTTGATTGAAGCTTTAATTGACTATAGAATTTATTTGCAATAACTTCTGAAAATTCGTCTGCAACGAAATCATTTTCATTGACATATCCAATAACATAATCACGTTCTTCACAGAAAATTTTTAGATATTCAATCAAGCCATAATATAATGTGTTATCATTCAACGAATACAGTCTAATCTTTCCATCCCAAACTCTAGACCTAAATGCTGGAGTAAACTGGGCTCCTGGAACCATAAAAGTAAAATACTCAGAAAGCTCATATGAAATGTCTTTATCACATTTCAATTGAATGTATGCTTCATTTATTTTTTTTATTAGTATTTCACTCATTTATTGTCCACTGACGAATTTCTCCCAAGAAATAATATCTCTGAGTTGAAATGTTCTGCTTTTTAATTCCTGTAAAATAGATTCACAGACAGAAACTACTTCTTCATGATATGATTTTCTTTCGAGTATTTTGATTAAATCCTTATCTGAATCCAGATAGGTTTCTATTTCGGCTTTTAATAGCTTTTTTCTCCAAATCTCCCAACCGTATTCATCATATTGTTCTTTTGTGAATTCACCGTTGAAATATTCGATCTTAGTTCTGCGCAATCTTTGATAATCAAATTTTGCTTTCTTGACCGCAATTCTATGCGCTACAAGTATATTTAAATATTTACTGTGTAGTAGAGGAACTTTTATTAATTCTTTTGAAGGTTCTAGAATGTCTACGACCGAGTCTTTGCCCCAAAAACCTAACACTTCATCAAGTTTTTCCATAATTCACCTAAAATAACAAGTATATCATTAATATATGATAAAGTCAACTATTAGGTAGGTCTAATAATATCAAACCAAGAATATCGTAAGGTTAGACTTGATGTAATGATCGTATCCGCATTTTCAGTTGTGCTGAAATTAATTGATGATAGATCAGTTGGAAAACATTCGACAAATTTAAATTTCAGTTTTGGATTGTTGAGTGCGGTATGAATCGATAACTCAGCATCTGAGAATTGAGGAAATGGAGATTGGGCACTCACTCGGGATAATGCATTCAAGTTCTTATATTCGTTAAATGTTGTAGGCTTACCCATGCCTCGCATCCAATCGTGAATTTCTTGCCATGTTCTAAGTTCTTCATCAACCAGAAAATCTAAGGTCAATGGAGAATATGTTAAGTTATTTCCAGGTGAGTGTAAGTCCGCAAATGGAGTCGGTCTAGCTATTTCTCCTAATGATATGCCTGGAATTTCAACCGATTGACAGAAGAATGTAGTATTAGGAAGACGAGCAAAAATCAACTCAAACTTTGTCGGCTGCAAATAATTTGTATTTTGAGGACTTCTTGTAATTGCAGTCATGGATATAACCCTATGTCAGTTATGGTGTTATTTAGTAATAAAAAAAGAGGGGCTAGAGCCCCTCTTTAAAATACCAATCTTAACGTTGGTTTTTTTATTGAAGATTACATCAGGTTTGTTACTTTGAAGATACGGTAGTAAACGTTAGCACGAGCATTTAGAACACCTGCGCCATTGTTTAGACCTTCAGCAAATGGGTTCGCAACCATGCCGTAGCGTGTTTTGAAACCAATCTTTGGCTGGAATGTGTCTTGATCAACTGCACGTACCATTTGTAGAGGAACGTATGGGCAGTAGAATAGACCAGCATCATAAGGTGAAGAACCTTTATAACCGATTGTAACAAGTTCTTGATTGGCTGTATAACCACCGAAGTATGGATCGATGTATACTTTGATACGACCATGAAGCATACCAGCAAAAGTATTGCCTGTGTCATCAACTTGTAGATCGGCTTGTAGTGCAGGTGTATAATCAAGAACACCAGCCATGGCTAGAGCGGAAGCAACGTCTGAAGAAACGATTAGAACGTTACCTTTTCCACGACGAGTTTGCTTTGCAATAACGTTAGCATCACGCTCGATTTGGAAAATAAGACCTTTGAAACGCTCAACTGACCAACGACCATTTGAGTCTGTGTCAAGGTCAAACGCACCGGCTGTAACTGTACCGTACTGAGCACCTGGTTTTGCAACAGTGTAGATAGTACGAATAACTTCGCGGTTGATCTCAGCTAGAATCTCTGTCGAAAGAATATTTGACAGTTCTGTTTCTGCATCAAGACCATGGATTGCTTTTAAGTCTTGTGCAAGTTCTAGAGAGTATTCAGCTTTTAGCGCACGGCTGTTTGCTGTAACAGTAACCTTATCGATTGTGAAAGCCATCTGATTGAATGCACCACCAGACGAACTACCGAGCAATTCAGCATCAGCAGTTGCAAAACCACGACCTGTTGTAAACAATTGTGAGTTAGCAGTATTGCTTACTGGATTGTTTGATGTATCAGTTGTGGTATTGCCTGAAGTGATACCACCAAAAATGGTATTAGCTTCATTGAAGAATGCTTCGTTTGTATTTGAAGGATTACCTGACTGGGCGCTATAACGAGCGCGCATTGCGAAAATAAGACCAGTAGGACCTGTCATTGGCTGAACACCAGCAACATCATATGCAATTAGATTAGGAAGCGCACGACGAACTAGTGAAATAAGAACTGGATCGAAGTTTGAAACACCGCTGGCAACGTTAGTTGGAACTACGTTTTCGTTCAGTTGTTGACGATCTGATTCCATTGCACGCTGTTGATTCTCTAGAACGAGTGCAGTAACCGCTTTCTTGTATGGATCGGTAATTCCAGGAAGACCTTCGTGGTCTAGAACTGGACCCCATTTTTGTTGTAGTTCTTCTGTTAAAAACATTTTTGTTTCCTTTATAAGGTTAGTTTATTATTTATCGTTGAACTGATTTTGAGATTGCCTTTGCGTATGCATCAATAGATGGATCATGCGACACGGCAGAAGGCTTCTTACCTACTTCTTCAATAAGAATTTCATCCAATGCGGACGATTCGGCTGATTTTACGACTGAAGGAAAATATGATTCCTTCATAACGATGAGTTTGTCAACAAACTCCTCTTCGCTAGAAAACTCCACACCCTCTGCGAGTTCTTTGAGTTTTTCAGCTTGAGTCAGCAATAGCCCTTCACATACTGAGTGAACAGCTTCGACCTTCTTATGTTCTACTAATTCTTTACGTAGTTGAACGCCACGTTGAATTTCTTCGTTTAGTTTGTCTTCTAAGCTTTCAACTTGCTCGGCAAGTTCGCCAACTAAATCGACTTTTTCAGTAGGAATGTCAATATAATGTTCTGCAAATAGATCACGCAGACCACCAATAAAGTCTTCAACAATCTCGGATCTTAGACCTTTTTCAATTGCCAATTCATTTTCTTTCATCCATTCTTCGACCATATAATTTAAATAGTCATCAATTTTATCGGCAAAGTCTTCTTTAATTTCTTCTAGAGCGGATTCAAATTGCTCTGTCAGTTTAACTTCAACTTCTTCAGCGATTTGTTTAGCGTGAGCTAATACAGATGCTTCATAAATTGTAGAAGCTTTTGATTTGAAGTCTTCGGTCAATTCTTCACCTTCGAACATCGCATCAATGTCTTCTTTCATCTTCATCTTCATTTTTTCTTTCTTCTCATGAGCCATTGACTCATCATCTTTCTTTCCGGCTTCTGAAATAACTTCATCGTCCGATTCAGTTTCTTCAGGAACGTAAGGTGCAACGGCTCCTTTGTTAGGCTGCTGAGTCGCTCCTGGTGCGGAATATTTTTTGCGATCACGAATATCATCGTCTGATGTTTGATCTAGCTTTGGAGGATGAACTAAATCTGAACGGCCTTGTGAATCTTGTGGACCAGTAGACTTTGTTGCACCAACACCGTCCGATTGCTGACCAACTGGAGGAGTAGCTCCGGGTGCTGTAGCACTAGGAACTCCTTTTGTGTATGCAGGAAGAGGAGAGGTAGTTTTTTGGGGTGTGTGCCCAATATCTTCCATTCCTTGTTCATCGGCTGCAACTTTCTTACCGCCACCAAATACTTGATCGCCGGTGCGCTTGTATGCAGTTCCGGCTAAAATGTCAGCGGCCGCTTCACTGATATTGAATTTCTTAACCATTTAGAATCTCCTAGGTTTATATATTGGATATTTATAAATTAAAGTTTCCTGATAAAATCTTTAAATATTTTAAGTTTAACGTCTTCGCGAAGACGCTTAGGTGCATGTTTGAAAGTTTGAATAGCAGCCTCTTGATCGGCTTCTGTCCAAACTCCGTTAATTAGCATCCATTCTTTTCCTTCCATAATGCCCTCAACAAATGCTCCTGGAGCGGAAGGGTCTGCTACAATGTCTGCCGCTGTGGCTAGACGGAAATCGTCTTGTACTACACTAACTCCGTTAACGGATTTCAAAGAACCCATTCCTCGGGACGATACACCTAATTGACCTCCACCTTCGATGAGGCCTTTTGCAATATTACCCATTGGAGTATCTAGAATTTTTGCTTTTCCTATCCAATTAGTACCTTCTTGTCTTAAATCAACAATCATATGCGAGACTCTATGTAAATTTAAAGCAGGTGTATCCGGATGTCCTAACTCACCGTATGCTCTATTTTTACTTACAACTTCTTCCATATACCGGTTAACTTCTTTTTGCATAGTTCCGGATTTGTACATTCTTCCGTTTTTATTGACTTTTTCAGCCACCAAAAAAGGACCTTGAATGAAGAGTGATTTTTTTCCATCAACCTCTTCGACAAGATAGTCTACTTCTTCTACGACTTCTTTTATAAGTTTCAAGATAATAGTCTCCTATAGACCTAAAGATTTTCTTTTTCTGAGGGACATTTTTCTTTTTCTTAGTGACTGTCTCAGCTTGGATCTTCTTTTAATTTTTGCTCTTCTAGCAGCCACTTTTCTATTTCTTCTCTCTTGAGATGACATTCTAACCATTCGACCTCCTCGAATGGTATACCCTTTAATGGCTGAAACTTTTTTTCTACGCTGTACTTTTCCTCCGCGAACTCTTGCGCGAATTAACTTCATTCTTCCTAATTTTTGTACATTTGCTTCATCAATAGTGTCTTTATAATTTTGAATATGTTCGGCTACTAGATACTTTTTATGTTCGATTAATCTATCACTGACGACTTCTTCCATTTGGCTTTTAAATTCTTCTTTAGCCAAATGGAAGTTTTCATTTAAAATTAAATCGAGTAGCTTTCTCATTAAATTATGGTGTAACTCCATATGAACCGTAATTGAATGCAGCTGGATCGGACAAGTGTCCGCGCTGATAATGAGTATTATCTTTTCTGAATTCAATTATAATGGTATATGCTGTTCCAGCAACCGCACCTGAAGTAGTGATTCCGACATCGCCTGTTCTGTCAACGCCTGCATTATTTGGAATCGTTGCCCAGTTAGCTGAATCTGACCAAGTAGACGTACCTGTTATATAAAACACGTTTGCTGAGTTTGCCGCATTAGTCGCTGACCATGATACTGTAATCACACCAGGAGTTGTTCCTGATTGCTTATTACCGATATTGGTATCATACCAAATTCTAGAAAAAGTTAATCCGTAATATGGCAAAGCAGTTCCTACTTGAGTAGAACCTTGATTAAGTAGTGAAGGTGTCGAATTTGAATTCAATGCGCCGAATAGAGAGTTTGCTTGAATTCGTTTTGTATTTGCTTCCTGTGTCGTTCCATCAAAGATACCAGTCAATTTAATAATTGCTTGCTGGTTAGTATCTTTGATGACATGATAGCCGTATGCGTTTGCCATGATTTATTCCTTAATTTGAACTAATGCTTATTCACTTTCGGAAGGTTGATCGGATGGTTGTCCGACCAAGCTCGCGGCAATTTCCATTTTTCTGGACTCTAAAGCATCGGCTAACTTATCTTGAATAGCCGCATAAAATGCATCACGCATTTCATTAGCTTTATCGTTAATTGCCAACTCTACGATTTCTTTTGATTTTTCGTTAGACATAATGTCTCCAAATTATTTTATGTATTATTTATATAATATTTCTAAATCGGTATTTTTGCTTTTCTTGAACCGAGGTAGGTAGATTTATTGTTCCTAGTTCCGAAGGTTTTTCATCATTAGGTTTTTCATCGGCTGCATTAGGTTCTTGAGTATTTGGTTCTGGAGGTATATTTCCTGTTGCAGCCATAGCCATAGGATCTGGATGCAACCCTGCTTTCTTTTCTTCTTCAATCTCTTTAGCCAATTCTTTTATTTCTTCATCATCCAGTCTCAAGACGTTACGTTGAACCCAACCTTGAGAAAAATATCTTCCTACGTAAGGATCTACACTACTCAATAATGACAATCTTTCACGCATTAATTCTGCATCTTTTAATTCAGCAAAATTATTGTCTTTGATAAAATCATAATAGATATGTTCTTTGAATTCATTCCA